CATTTCTTCTTCTGCATTCTTACGGATTTCGGCGTTCTTCTTCTCCCACTCGGCCCGGTATAGTTCAAGCTGTTCATTGGCTGCCTGCCGTATTTCCATCAATTTTTGCTGCATTTCCACCCGTTGCTGTTGTAACTGGTTAATAGCTTCGGCCCGTGCCTCCTCATTCTTCCTTCTCCAGAGGGTCACATATTCGGCCAACTGCTCATCGGTGAGGGTATTGAGGGCCGCTATTTCAGGACCAGCCTTAGGTCCCATCTGTCGCAGCTCTTCAATCAGCCCCTGGTCAACTCCCCGTGCTGCTAGGGCTTGGATGTTCTCAGACCAATTTTTAAAGGCATCCACTTGGCCGCGCAAATTGGCCAGCAAGGTTTCACCGGAAACGTCGCGCCTGGCAACCTCATCAAACAGACCGACAAAGTTTGATAGCGCACGGGTACGCTCTTCTACGGCCCGGTTGTACTCTTCGGTGGTGCGCCGTTCTTCTTCGCGGACCTTGCGGTTGACCTCCTCAACTTTCCTCTGGTAGTCCTCCAGAGCCGCCGCCAAATCGTCCTTGTATTTCTGCTCCACCTTGTCGATCTCAGCCGCCAGGTCGCGGAATTCCTGGGCGTGGGCCTTCAAGGCATTGGTGGTCTCATATAACTGTTTTTCCAGATCAGATAAAGCTTTTTGCTCTTCCAGCACTTTCAGTTTGAGCTTTTGGGCCTCTTCTGAGTTCTCACCCTTTTGGGCCTTCATCTGCTCATAGCCTGTGTTGGTTGCTTCTACAACCTGCCTCTGGATTTCAATCTGAGCAGTCAATGAGTCTATATCATTCCTTAATTGCTGGGCTTTGCTACCGGTCATGTCTAACTGGTTCCCAGCTATCTCAAAGATGGTCTTGATCTGCGATAGTCGAGTTTTAAGGCTATCAGCCGCAGACTCCCAAGCAGCTTTAAGGTCTTTAGCAGCCTTGGCGCCGGAGGTGGCTAATTGTTCAAGAGCATTTTCGCCTGTAGCTTCACCTGTAGCTTCACCTAACCCCAAACTGCTTTCAAATTGCTTACGGAAATCCGCAAAGCTCTTGCCGCCACCCGATACGGGGGTAGACCAGTCAGTAAATGCTTCCTTCATTTCGCCAGCAGATGCACGGAGGGAGGAAGCAGCTTCCCTCAACTTTGCCGCCTGTAATTCCGCCTCCTTGCTTGCTGCTTCTCCTTTGGTTTTTAGAGCCGCCTGAGCGCGGTCAAAAGCTGATTCGAAGGAGGGGGCTATCTTGCCCAGCACCCCTACAAGTGGCTCAACGGCATCCATGATGCTCTGCAGGATGCGATATACTACCTCTTTCAGCTTATTGAAAGCGGTCATAATAGACGCAACCGCTACTTGAAAGGCGCTTGATATTACAGCACCGGTTGTTTTCACCTTGTCCTGTATCCCGAACATATTTTTAGACCAGGCCTCATATATGAGATAGGCTGCCGCTGCAATAGCCGCGCCTATTGCCAGAAATGGTGTAAGCGGTACCATAGCCGCCCAGATGGCTTTTGCTAAAGCCACAAATGCCGGTATTAATGCTGCGATAATGGCCCCGGCAATAGCCGCAATGACAGTTTTCGCACTGGTTGATAGTTGATTGAAAACTCCCTGTAAGCCTTCCTCACCGATCAGTTCCCGCAGGTATTCGAGGGCCTCAACAGCAGACTTGAGTTTACCTTTAAGGTCAAAAGTTTCTATTAAATCCTCACCTATCCTGGTGAATATCTGAGCCACGTTGTCCTCGAAGTTCGACCAGATACCTAGCAGGGAATCTGATTGCTTCTGCATCATATCGGGAAAGCGTTCGTTCATGCCTTCAAGAAGAGCATTTATCCCTTCTGCCGCAGATATGCCGCCTTTAGATGCCTTATCCATAGCTTCGGGGATAGAGACACCAATTTTCTCGGCCAGTATTTCCAGACAGGAATACCCAACTCAGCCAGCTGCATCATTTCCTCAGCAGTTACCTTGCCTTTGGCTTGCATTTGGCCCAGGGCGCGGGTCACTCGCTCTATTTCAAAAGCTCCGCCACCAAGGCCTGAAACGGCATTGCCGATGGCCTCCATCATGGGTATGATCTCTTGGGCTTGGAAACCAAATGCTAAGAGTTGCCGGGCGGCAGTGGTCAGGCCTTCTATTTCAAAGGGGGTTTTGGCCGCAAAGTCATACAACTGCCTTATAAAAGCATCAGCAGCTTCAGCACTTCCCAGCATGGTAGTAAAGGCTATTTTGGTCTGCTCTAGGTTCCCGGCCATCTGGATAGATTTAAGCCCGGCAGCCATAAGAGCAGTTCCTATAACAGCCAAACCTTTCGCAAGTGCTTTACTGCCTTTCTCGGCTTCCTTCATGCGGCCTTGAAGGCTGTTAAGCTGCTCCTTGGCGTTCTTCATCGCCTGTTGGAATTTTTCATCATCTACTATCAGGCCGATCCACAAATTTGCTATATTCAATCGTCTCACCCCCTATCTTCCAGGCATAAAAAAACACCCGCCGTAGCGAGTGTTATTTAATTTGCTGATTTAGGTATCTCTAAATACTGATTAAGTTTTTCTTGACGAACCAGGTCTTTTTGCAATCCTTACATCTAATCATTCTTTCGTTTATCATGGCCAATGGGGCGAACAAAGCAGCAATGCCAACTATAATGCCCAAGGGTGCAAAAATTAAAAACAGTAAAGCTACAAGAGGAATAAATCCTAACCAAGTTACCGCCATATACCCCAAGCTTTTAACCTCAATATTTCCGCTATGGCACTTGGGACAGTTCATCGACCACACCTCCCCGGAAGAATTATCTTAAATATTACTATATCTTCCAGCTTGTGTTAACTACCACTTCATGATTGCTTTTACCGCTGTCTTGGGGTCAGTGGTCTGTTTCTTTGCCTTCTCTGGGTCATTAGCCCGGATATGGGCATCCAGTAAAGCGTGTAACTTCCGGGGAGTAGTGCGCCAGAAACTTTCTTCCGGCATAGACAAAACAACCGTTCCCACATATAGCAGAAACGGCCAGTCCCAAAAGTCGCCTTTTACTCCCCCGGCTTTCCCGGCTTTGCCTCCGGTTCCGGCAGGGAAATGCCCAGGGCTTCCATTATTTTTGCAGCTATCTCCTGCATGTTAGCCATATTGAGCATCTTGCCCACTTGCTTAGGAGTCAGGTTTTCATCCTCATGGATTAATCCGGCCCAGATCATGTCACGGATCGGCCTCATCTTAAGCTGCTCTAACCCTTTGAATGCCTTGTTAATATCTCCGTACAGTTCTTCAAGCTCAATAAAAGCGTTGAAGTCATAAAGCAATGTGCGCTCTTTGTCCAAGGTAATGGGGATGGGTTTTATCTTCACATCATTGGCATTAGCCATATGCTATCTTTCCTCCTTAAAGTAATACGGGCGGGTTGCCCCGCCCCATTTTAGCTAGCTGAAATGTCCACAGCAGTCTCATTGAAAACGATGTCTTTGACTTTGCCTTCCTTCATAGTGGGGATAGCCTTTCCGGATGCGCTGATGGTGGCGTATTCCTCGCCCCGGAGGGTGTAGTCAAAGCTGGTGCATTTGCACTTGTATAATACAAAATGGGCATCGCCGATGTCGGTGTAATCGCACTTTGCCTCCAGTTTGAAGTACTTCGGCAGGTCATCTTTGGTTAAGGTGAAGGTCTGGGTCTGGCTTGGAGTTTCGCCACCTTCTGTCACCTTCCCACCAATCATGATGGCCAGTGCATCAAGTGAAATTACACCATGCTCGATTGACCAGTCAATTTGTTCGAGCTTGGCATAGGTGTCGAGCACAGATTCATCACCCTTGAGTTGCTTCTCAATAAACGTAGGGGTTAGTTTTAGGCTGGTTATACCCGGTACATCTACAGCGGTGCCGTAAGTGAGGGTGGTTGAATCATCAACGGTGATGGGGAATATCTTGGCATCATTAATGCCCAGGATTACGGATTCTTTTGCTAACGGCATAATTAATCCCTCCTAGTAATAATTGTGAGATTGAAAACAAATAAGACGCGGCTTGTCGCGTCTCGATCCAAAAAGGTGGGCGGCTGCATCGCCCGGGAAATCATCTTTCGGCCGTTGGCTAAAATCAGCCGTTCCCCCGGCCTGTCAAGCAGCTTGTATATCTGCCAGATACGGCTATGCGTTGTGGCGTAGCTTTTGCCCCGCACTGAGATTTGCACCGTTCGGCGCAGGTCGGGCAGTTCCAGTTCCGCCGGGTACCCGCCGGTGTCGTAGATACTTATGACTTCATCCGGCTTATCCGGCCGGTCGGCAAGGAAGATGTCGGTGCCCAGCGTACCGATACCCTCACTCTGTAGTAGTAACGCTATATCACGAATCAGCACATCGACATCACCTCACTAAGGCGCTTCTTTGAGGGCTTTTCTTATCTGCTTATCGACATATTCAAGTACCTTATCTTTGTTTGCTTTGAATGGCGTTTCAAGATATTTAGGTCCCCCGCCTCTCTTTGGTGTGTAACCTAAATCCTCATGCATCCTACAGGCGTATGGGGTATTGAAGCTGATGTATACAGCCTTTTTTTCACCGATTGGATCTGGAAAAGCATCTTTCATCTCGTTCCCGGATTTGGCGGCTTTATAAATTCTTGCGCTATCCGGCAGCTTGCCAACAGTCACAGTACCACTCCGGCGCAGTGTTCCCGTGTCAACTGGGGCCGCATCGATAGCCTCGGTCAAAATAGCTTCTGCTCCTGTGCGTAACGCTTTCATGACCACTTCCAATATCAATTTCTCAGCTTCATCGCCGTGCCATTTCAATTCTGACATTTACAATGCCACCTCTCGGAAGTGGATACGGCCATCAAGGCCCGTTGCCTCAGAAACTGCAATGACCGGCCACTCCCTGCCGGCGTATTCCAGCAAATCTCCCGGCTGTACCGGGT